GGTCATTGGTATAACAGTGCATATTATTGATTATTACTCTGCTAGTAACCGCTCTATAGATCACTTTGTTTCAGTGATTTTAAGTAAATCGTATATTTACGGACGTCATTTCCCTCCGTTTGATATAATGGTTCGTGAGCAAGGTTCTGGATTGACACGACGTGAGATGTATAAGCAGCTTGGTGTTAACTTCTCTGAGGTGTATAAATTAGATCTTCTTGATGGTATTGAGTGCGCCAAGATGTCTTTTGGCAAGATATGGATTGATGAAGTGAAGTGTAAGGATCTAATACGAGATATATCTAACTATCGCCAAGAATGGGATGCTGAGAAGAAGCGGTATAAGCCAATCCCATTACACGATGAATATAGCCATGCTGCTGACGCTTTTAGATATATGTGTGTGGCGCTTAAGAAAGCCTCGTTTGAGGGATCTAGTCCTGAGCAGCTTGAAAGACGTTACCAAGAAGCAATGTATGGAGGAAATGCAAATATGCCAAGTGTGTTTAAGCAACCGGGAGAATGGTAAGGATGTTAAATGAGATGAGATGTATCAAATGCTTAGGTCATTCCATATTTGAGATCATATACGAATATACGGGATGGAGATGCTTTAATTGTGGCAAGAGAGTATTTTATTATCCGGAACATATTGTATATACCAAATTTGATTACTTCTTTAGAAAAAAAATAAAACCGATTGCTGAGTTCCAGGTATATGAAGAATATCGCTCATGTTTAAGATGTAGTACTGAGTTTAGATGCAAGAAGGCGAATCAAATATATTGTAGCGCACGATGCAGAATCATAGCTAAAAATCATGCCAAGCAAGAAGAACAAAGGATCTGTAGTGTGTGATTACTAGTGTGTTTAAGCAACCGGGAGAATGGTAAATGATTCTGTCCTTTCTTTTCATGGACTTGGGCTATCTCCCAATCGCTTTATATACACTATTTTTGTGTTTGTGGATTCTTTATAAATATATCAAAGAGTGTTCAAACAACCGGGAGAGTGGTAAATGAGTCATAAGAATTGGAGATGTAGCGGCACATTGAGAGATTCTAATTTTGAATGCCATGAAGATGATAAAGGTTACTTGGTGATTGAAGCAAATAATGAACACCGTGTTGAAGCCAACTATTGTCCCTTTTGTGGAACTCCTTCATCAAAGCTAAAGGAAATCCGTGAGTCATCGAATAAATAATCTCGTTGCCGTATCTGGTCGTCGTCACTGCTGCTGTTCATGTCATGATAACGCTTTAAATGTCTTTTGTTGGGTTAGTGGTTCAATAATTCTTATATGGATAGTGTATAAATGGATAACAAAATAATGTCGCATAATACTACTAAACTTACGTCAAAACGTTGTCGTGGCGTTATAATACCTCAATATAAGAAGAGCAAAGAGACTCGGTTTAACCCTTTATGGGGAAAGCCCAACGAAGACGAGTTTGAAACCATCTATGTAAGCGTTGAGATTAATTCTGTGTGTGCTGATTGTAAGAAAATTGAATGCAAGGATAGTGATGGCAAGAACAAAAAAGAAGTGGAAGTATGATGATCTAGAAGATCACGTTAGCACCTGGGCATCTACACGACTTGAAGAGCTTCGTGAGCATGCTGATGATTGTTACGTTGATAGATCGCTGCTTGATGAAGAAAAAGAATTCGCCATGGAGGCTATTGCCAATGAGGTATTCCGCATCTTAGAACTTATGAATCCCGTTGAGCATGCACACCAGACACTTTATGACTGGGCACAAGATTTTATTGAAGAGTATAAGATTTGTGCTAATACTAATGACGATTAATACAACCTACTCCTTTTTTTCCTTTCAACCCCAAGATAGTAAGTCTTGGGGTTTTCTATTCTTTAACTTGATATCTCTCAGTAGTAATTCTAGAACTGTTTCCTTTATTTAACTTGATCTATGATCGCAAGAATTCTAGAATGTGGTGAATTGTCATTAGGAGCAATCCTTATGATAAGAAAACCCCCTTTTAAGGAGAGAGAAGCTTATGCCATTGTTCCCGATGTTAGGACTTGAATACTATGATGAACGTGATCGCGGAATAAAGAACCGCATGGAAGTTTCCTATGCTGAGTCTATATCTATTAACCAGTCGTTCTGGTCAGAAGCGTCCATAGATACACGGTTCATGGCGGGCGATCAAACGATATTTAATGATCTGTATGGTAACGTTCCTACAGCACGTCGTCGACAATTCAATTTTAATCGCATCGCTCGTGTTGTTAATATGGTTGACGGTCATCAGCGCAAGAACCGTAAATCAACTATTGTTACTGGCGTTGAGAATGCTGATGATGAGACAGCAGATCAGTTTACAAAGATCTTAATGAATATAGATCGTCGAGAAGGTGTCGGAGAAACCATATCTGATGCTTTCCGTGGCTCTCTTATAACTGGTATGAACTTAATTCAAGTATGGATGGATTATCGCAATGATCCAGTCAGTGGCAACATCAAAGTAGATACATGCGCTTATAATACATTCTTAATGGATCCTTTTTTTAAGAAAAGAGATTTATCTGATTGTAACTATATCTGGAAGCGATCATATCTAACCAAGAGAGAGTGCATTGCATTGCTTCCTAATTTTAAAGATCAAATCATTGGACTTTATGGTTTAGATAATCGTGATGGTAAGTTCCAGTATCAACCAGAATCATACAATTTCGATATGAAACACTTGCTTACATACGATGAGTATTATTACAAAGATTACCGTAAGCAAAAGCTACTGGTTGATTCCCAAACGGGCGAGACCCAAGAATGGAAAGGCCAGCATGAAGATCAACTTAAAGATTTTCTTCGTGCTTACCCGCAGATTACTGTTATAGAGTCCGAGATTCCTACGGTTAAACTCGCTATCGTTGTACAGGGTAAAACTATGTATGACGGGCCAAATCCAATGGGAATTGATGTCTATCCTTTTGTGCCAGTATTTGCTTACTATTATCCTGAATTGGAGTTCTTTCAGTACCGTATCCAAGGTATGGTTCGAACATTACGAGATCCCCAATACCTCTACAATCGCCGAAAGATTATAGAATTGGATATCATGGAAAGCCAGCCAAATACAGGTTTTATTTACAAGGAGAACGCTCTCGTAAATCCAAAAGACATCTTCTTGTCGGGTCAAGGTCGTGGTATTGCCCTAAAAGATGATGCGCAGATGACTGATGTTATACAGATCCAACCTCCACAAATACCACCGACAACCATTGAATTATCAAAGATACTTGGGCAAGAAATTTCAGAAATCTCGGGTGTAAATGAGGAGCTTCTCGGCAGTGCAACCGACGATAAGGCTGGTGTATTATCCATGCTTAGACAAGGTGCTGGGCTTACTACGTTACAGATTCTCTTTGATAACTTAGATCATGCTCAGAAGCTTCTAGGAAATATATTTATTGAGCTGATTCAAGCAAACTACACACCTGGAAAAGTTCAAAAGATCCTTGAAGGAGAACAGCCTGCTGATCAGTTCTACAATAAAGCATTCGGTAAGTACCATGCTGCTGTTGAAGAAGGTTTGAATACTACTACCCAAAAGCAGATGCAGTTTGCCCAGTTACTTCAGATGCGTGAGGCTGGCGTTCCTATTCCTGACAGTAGCTTATTGAATGCTTCTACTATGCAAAACAAGAAACAATTGATCGAAGAGATTGAGCAAGAGAAACAACAAGCAATGCAGCAACAACAAGAAACAATGCAAGTTCAGATTGAACTGCAACAAGCTCAGATTGAATCACTTAAGGCACAAGCTGCTGCAAACCAGGGATTGGGTCTTGAACGTATATCACGCGTTGAAGAGAACGAAGCATTGGCCATCGAAAGACGCGCTCAAGCCGTTCGTGATGAAGATGCTGGATTACTTGATAAGATAAAAGCACTTAAAGAGATAGAGACGTTGGATATTACCCACTTGAAGGAATTGATTGCCATGTCACAGATTCTAAAGACTGACGTATCAGAAACAAGTGGTGGTCAACATGAAGAGCAACAAAAACTTAAATCTCAGGTGAGTAAATCTGCCCAACCGAAACCACAAGGAATATAAATGATACTAGATACGATCGTTAAAAGTGCTTTGATTGCCAAAATAGAAGACTTTGCAACATTGGTTAAAGAAGACGTGAGCTTTGTTAATACTGAAGCTAACAAGTGGCAAGTCGTTATTTCATTTGATCTTGATGCGACTTCCATGAACCCATTAGAGAAAGAAGCGCTTTCAGCGCTTTTAAAGTATCTATAAAC